CTATTTGGCATATCTGTTCAGCTAGCGCCTCAAGCACAGGTACAAGGCGTTCGCTTAAATCATCCATCTTGAAGTCACTGCCATTTGGGGTACGCCCCGGCCTTAGCCCTCTGATATCTATCTTGAGGGGTATGTTTTTTGTTATTGGAGGAACAAGCCATCCGTCTCGCACTGCCGATATTAGTGGATACGAAAATGCGATCGTCTGATAAGCCTCGCCAAGGGTTCTTTTAGACGACAATTCAGGAGTTGCGGTTACACCTAGAATTCTAGCCTTTGGCTGATATGTACCATCGGGAGGTGCTATCCAGCCTTCGGCTGAAGATTCGTATCCATAATGAAAATACGAAAGTATTTTTGTGTAAGAGTTGGCCAGTGAATGGTGTGCTTCGTCAGTAATAACCAGTGAGAAATGATTATCAGGGAATCCTGTCAGTCGTTTATCTCTGCAAAGCGTAGGAACTGATGCTATGACGATAGGCGCATTTATGCTGGCATGCATATCTGCCATTTCTATTTCGCACTCTACACCTGTTTCTTCCTTAATGCGCTTCGCAGTCTGACGGACCAATGCATCTCGATTCTCTAGGATTAATGTCCTTCCTTTTCGCGTCCACTCATCCGCCGCAATTGCTGCGAACAGAGTTGTTTTACCGGTTCCTGTTGCCGCTGCAACGAGCTGGCGAGAGTACATCTGCCATCCTTCATGCACGGCCTTGTGCGCATTTACCTGATAGTCTCTAAGCGCAAACAACCTCTTAGGTTGATCGCCGAAATCTACCTCTATTATTTCATCCGTCACGGCCACCTCCGAGTGCGAGGTAGGTTTGAATGGCTTCTATTGCTTCTTCCGTAGATCTACATATGCTAGCCGAGTAGCCTTGAGATAGTAATAGACTGATTACCTCTTTTTGATCTGGTGAGACGATCCCTTTCGGGGTTTTCATTTCTATCCATAAGCCGTGGAATCTACCACGGGATACGGCTAGCATAAGGTCTAGCGTTCCTGCACGGCATCCTTCGGCTTTCATTCTGGCTCCATTGCGCGGTGTGCGCGCAGCCTGAAGAGGGAATGCCATGAGCAATCTCTCTGGTATAGAATACGCGCCGCACGCATGATGCCACCAGTGAATCAGCGCCTGCTGAATCTGTGACTCAGATGGACCAGCTGATCGCACAGGGTTCTTGCGGAACTTGAAGTCTACTTCAAGCCCTTGCTTTGTCAGCAGTTCAGCTAGATCAGCGTCAGTCAATCTCCTGGCCATGTAAAACTGGGATTATGTTTTGAAGTGCTGGACGTATTCCACCAACGAGGCGTCGGTAAAGCTGGTTAGCTTTGTTGAGCTGAGGTAGGCGCGAGATGGTGCGCTTACGGTATTTTGATTTCTTGTATGGTCGTTCTACTATCTTCATGTGAATTGTAATATTTTTCTTTCGCCTTGGACTACGAAGGGTCTCAAGCGTGAATCAAATAGCCCTTCGGCTGTGACTGGGGCCTTCCCCGATTTTGGTATGCCCAGCTTTTCGGAAAGCTGATCTTTAACTTTGGTTACTGACGGTGTGACGCACTTAGCTAGCGCATCATCGCCTGGTAGTAGTTCACGGAACGCCGAAAAGAATGCCGGCATATCTGGGAACGAATAGCTTCCTTTTTGGATCTTGCGCGTGATTGTAACGCCACACCCAGCTTGAATTGATGGCACGCTATCTAGGCGCTCATGTAGGATCTTCTCGGCATCATCAGTAGGACGTGAAAGCGTGCGTGCTGTGATAACCCAGTCGGCTAGTATCGCGTCTTCTGGCTGGGATTTAATTTTGGCCAGCATCTCTGGCGTGAGCGTGAGTTTCATAAGGCGTTGCTCCTCTTGTAGCGCTGGGCATTGGCATCCGATGCACCATGCGCACTGTTTCTTTCCTGAGTTTAGTTCCATCGAATTAGCGATGGCCATATTGACATGCTTTTCTAGTCCGAAGATCGAGGCGTCAAGGTTCTCGATCATGTATTCGCTGATCCGCGGGAAGCCTTCGTCTTCATCGTTGCGCGGCTGAATGATGCGGATGCGGCCACGTTTCAGCGTGGGGTAGGCGCTCTTTAGGAGCACGGCATATCCAAGTAGCTGCCAGTTTGATTCGGCGATATCGACCGGATTGTACCCAGTCTTGTAGTCGTCGATGTTGAACTCTGTGACGTCTTGGTTTATCGCCACAAGATCCGGGTGCCCTGTAAGTATGAACTGATCGAACTCTACCTCGAGCGGCACCTCGCACTCGATTGACCAATCAGGCGGAGTTCCGTCGCGCACGGTGTTGAAACAGAAGTTCACAATCCAGTCCGTAATGTGCTGGCCTGGCTCATAGCTAAATCCATCTGGGAACCCATTGTGCGCGGCACCTAGTTCATTAACCAATCGCCATGCTATCTTGGCATGAATGTCAGTGCCTTCATCGCCCTCGTCACCCTTGCGGGCATCAACGATGCGCGTTAGCGTGAGAGAGCCGTTACATAATAGGACTCGGTCGAGTTCGCTGCAGCGTATGCTGGGTTTCATCGATGCATCGTCCTAACAGCAAATACCCCACGCTCTATCAATGGCTGGAGCTTTGGCATCTCATCAACCATAGTACCGCGGAACTTATTCGCACAGCGCTCGGCTATCGTGATGTACTTCTGTGCTGATTTCTCTGTAGCGAAATCGTATGGATTATTTGGCTTCTTAACCAATACGCCGCGCTTACCCATCAGCGTTGAACGAACCACATGACCTGACAATAACTCGTGGCCAAGACCTAGCTCGACCGCAGTTGCGAATCCACAATCTACGCCGTCTTTTGTGACGACGTAGCGTTGCTTCAGTTTCTTGCCTTTCATTTTTCTCCTTTTAGAGCGTACGACGCCCTGTTGAATCTACTTCACGTTTAGCTTCGAATTTTACTCCCTGCAATACAGGTATTGGCATTCCTTCTCGGTATCCGCTACAGAAGGTCAATTTAATAGCCGCAAGATTTGCAGTCTTAATTACGAACATATCAGGAAGCTTTGATACGTCTTCTATCGTTGCGACCAAGATGGTCTTGAATCTGACGCCTGTTGGTTTTGCGACAACCGGTGCCGGCGCATAGCGGATAGCGTCGATCTTCTTTTCAGTCTCTGTTTTTATAGCAGGCTCAGCAGACTCGTCACCGAAATCTATTTCGATTATAGGCGTATTAGATTTGGCAGCTTGTTCGGCTGCTAGCTTGGCTAATTCAGCGGCCTTCTGCTTTGCATCGGCTTCTTCCTTCCGTCGTAGTTGCTCAAGGCGATCAAGCTCCTTAAGGCGTGCGTGCTCGGCTTCATCGGCAATGCGCTGTTGCTCTGCCTCGAAATCGGTGAGGCGTTTCTTGATCGCATCTTTAGCTGCAGTGATACGTTGCTGTGGGCCACGGGCTGCAGCATCGATCTCGCTGCCTTTATCGATGAAGGGCTGCTTTAGCGTCTTTCGTGCTTCCTCGAGCTTACGGCCAGCCGTTGTTAGCTGAATCTGTAGGTCGGCAGCTTGCTGCGCTGAAGGTGCATCAGTTATCTTCAGCGCAGCTACTTGTGCTTCTACCGCGACGAGCGTAGAAATAAAACCTGCATCGACCAACACCAACGGGTTTGCTGGTGTGATCGCTGCTAGCGTAATGGCTTCACTCACTCAACTTCCGAAGCCGTGTCGGGCTCCGCCTCTACAGCTGAGATCTTTTCAACGATGGTGAGCAGCTTTCCGCTTACCGAGTTGAGCTTACCAATGAGATCTAGTTTTACTGGAACGCCTACTTTCCATTCAGGAATAGCGGTGAATCCGTCACCGGATGCGTTGCGGGTAGATCCGCCGAAGTGAAGTACTTCGCCAATAAAGCCACCTGATACACTGGCCTTCACAGAAGGCGTATCCACGCCAGACTTACGAATATTTAGCGCGAATACCTCCTGGGGAATGCAGACAGTAGAGAGCTGTTCTTTGTCCTGAAGTGATTGGCGTGGGGCCTGGTTTTTTGATGGTTCTGGGATCTTCTCCACCGGTTTCTCAGCGGGCTTTTGTTCCTGCTTTGGTGGCTCAACTGGCTTGGTCGGTTCTACTTTCTTTTCCTGCTCTTTGACTACGGTAGTTGGAATATCGATCGCGGCGCTATCTACAGCGGCAGCGCCTTTCTTTTGGCGCGGTGGAGGTGCTGGTCGATTCTGTGGCTCTGATGGTACTCCAGTTGTTTCTGTTGGGGTTACGTTAATCTCACCAGAGATGATACGATCATCTTCATCTCCTGGAAGACCATGGATGATCTGGCGTGCACAGTGCTTTAGAGATCGCAAGGAAAGCATATGGCGCGGGCGCACATTCCAGTTTGGATTGGAGTTAACTTTCCATTCAGACATAAGTGCCGTGTAGCTAAGCGGATGCTCGCGACCTTTACGCCAAATCTTAGTTGTTGCGTGGGTTGGGGGAAGCGCTGGATCAGCTGGAAATACTTCGGTTTCCCAAGAGTCGATATCTGGATTTTCGGCGAGCTTTTTGTAGATACCGTCTGGCCCCATAATAGGGACAATGCCTCCGCCTGAAACAGGATATGCGTAAAGCATTCCTGGTAGCAATGGGTTAACCTTCATCTCCGATGCGATCGATACGAATGCAGCCAGCTGCGCATCAGATACGTTAGCTGGGTTTGTTTTGAAGCACTGGGCTTTTATGGTATCCAGCATCGCTGCTGGCTCCATACCGATTAGTGTTGCGAGTTGCTGAGACGCCTTGGGGCGTACTGCTAACTGTTGGTCTGACATAATTACTTTCTTTTAGACGGTAGTTTTACTTTGCTGAATTTGATATCGATAGCTTCCCACTGAGTTCCAGATTTTGTCTTGGACGCAGCGTACTTAATCTTATCGATAGTTTCTTTTTTGAGTTCGACGTAGAACCCGACACGATTAGCTGTGGTTGCCATATACCGCACGAATGAACGGTATATGCTGTATCGTCAAGCAGGAATATATATTTTATTTAACCCCGCTTATTTCCTGCCTGTGTAAGCTGCGTGCTAAATCGCGTTGAGCCAGCCGCTCCTGCATCGCCAAGCTTGTGGGTTGATCCATTTGAAGTCGGCTTTGCAGGCTGTGCTGCTGGTAAGCTATTTGGGTCTTCATTGACACCAAGCTTTCCCATCACAGCCGCGCGCTCCTCTGGGTTCAACATCTCGATCTTCGCAGATACTGCAACGGCGGTCTTTGTCTCGTCCTTCGGTGCTGGCTGTATTGGCTGGATAGCATTATCGGCATCGGCCTTTGGATCGAGTACACGTAGCTGACGACGATAGAATCCGGCAACCTTTTGCTGCACTTCAGGTGTGAGCATATAGAATTTTTCTACGAGCGCAGAAGCTTGTGCAGACATCTGAAGGCTCTGGTTGTCCTTCATCGACGTGAGCTCGATCTGACATTTGAACTTCAAGTTGCGTACATCGTCGGGCGTAAGCGTGTCGATACCCAATGTATCACCCTCTAGGTAGGTGTAAACTTCCTTGGGATTCATGTTCGCTAGCGTTACATCAACCTCACGATTAAGCAGGCGTTCAAGCGGCCCTTTCAGATCCTGAATTATCGGCATGAAAAGTTCATCGCCAGACTTGGAGACCTCAATAATTCCGGTTGCAAGTTTTGCGGACTGCATGCCAGCTGCCTGGTCATCGTTTGCATTAGTGACACCAGATTCATTCATAGCAAGTTGCATGAAGAACTGGATCATTGTGTGGATGGCCTCAAACTTTGTATCTGTTAAGTAGACAGGCTTACAGGTTTCCTCTGGCTTGCAGTTAGGCTTGAGCGTGTAAGTCTGCCCCCAGTTCATGCGCATTGATGGATCGCGATCACCCTCGAGGGTGTTTGTAGGAGTCCAGAAATCTACACGACCAGAGCGTGACTGAGAGAAGTTCCAGCGGTTCACCAGGAGATCGGTAATGGTGCCATACGACTCAAATAGCTCCATGATACCAAGACCATACCAGCGCCCTTCAACTGGGTTGATTCGTACGATCTCGATCGGTCGAAGTCCATCGGTGGTGATATTCGCAACGTGATCGTAGAAAATAGGAGCGCGAGATTTTCGATCAGCAATGAGCATGATGTTCTCAGCTACGCCGTCTTCGTTTGCGTCATACCACATATAGAACTCGGCGAACTCAGATACCGGCCCACCAGTATCCACAGATGGAGCAGCCTGGAAATTATCGTTCGGACGATTCTGCGCATCTAAAGCGGACTTTGGTTGTGGAGTATTGTTAGACATCTGCTTGATTAGCGCCACCATCTTCTGTGTAGCCTCAAGGCGATCATCTGCTTCTCCGCCTACCATTCCGCGTTTCACAACAAGGTCCACGAATTCCATGACTGGCTTGTCGTAGAGATGCACAACGGCGTCGGCAGTCTGTACGTCGGTTGCTGTCAGAGGGCACAGGAAATCTTTATAGAAAATCGGCTCGGATCGTGCGCCTTCAAATAGTACCTGGCGGCGGTTGAGTGGCTGATTCGTGTATAGCGGAGCTTCTGGCATCGGTGTCTTCCCGTCGCGCTTCAGGACTTTCTGACCTGTGCCGTCTTGAGCATCTACAAACTCATCTTGCTCGGTGATGTGATTCCCATCGCTTGCGCGAATAGCCTGTCCGTCTACATCGGTGAGTACACGGGCCTCCACATTGAAAAGCTGATCACGTACGACGTAGGATGTCTTCACCGCACATTCACCTAGAATAAGCGCACGCTTGATGGCGCGCTCCTTGTCGTCGCGAGAGCCAGATTCATGGAGTTTGAACCGGCAGAATCGTTCAATCCGCTGCGAGCGTCCAGCATCGTCTTGCTGGTCGAATTCAGGCACTGGTGCTGGATCTACAGAGAACCATGGATCAGAGCCAAAAAAAGAATTAATCGCACGGGCTATCATCTGCCGGCAGATGCGACGTACAAGCGGAACCGTGATGTTCGAAGAGTTGAAAATACTCTCTGGCCCCATCGTGAATGGTCGCCATGAAACGTCGTTCAGGAATGTAGCATCGTAGCGGGAGCGCTTCCCTAGGAATGTATCGGCAGCAGTAATCAATCCCTGCGATGCGAGCGCGGTGTTAGCGCCAGCAGCAACCTGGCTTGTCCACCACGTAGGACTCTGGGTTTGATTGCGTCCTGACTCATTCGAAAGCGTCTCAAGTCGCTTGAAGGCATGCTCGATCATCTTCTTTTCTTGCTCGGCAGTAAGCTTGAGCGCGGACTGGAAAGGAACCTTCGGCTGATCATGTGGAATTGCTTCAGCGCCTGCATCCCTGAGCATCTGGTCGGCCTTGCTGATGAAGCCTGCGACTTGGGTATTCGAATTCATTGTAGAATGGTTAGGCTGCGATTAGGAATTGTTCAACGCTTCGATGTAGAGAGTGAGCTAAACTCACGCATCATCTCGCTCTTATCGGTTTTCATGAGTTGTGAGCGGGTAATTTTGGAGGCTACCTGATCTTTAATCTGTGCGCGTTCTTCAGGGGTTGCAGCGCGGTAAACACGCAGTGTTTCATTCGCGTCTAGGTGTGTGAGTTGATTGACAAGATAGGCGTGTTTTGAGTTGGAGACTATATGCCGTGCGCTATTGGCAGGAAGTTCACCGCTTGCCACCATCTCTTGAAGATCACGCTGCGCTGCGAACTTATCTGCCTGGCTTCCATTGCGAAGCCGATCAAGAATATCGTTCTTCTTTGTGTACTGCTTTTGGGCTCCCGCAGTCTCAACAGATCCACTACCTTGATGCGCGGAATTTAGTTTCTGCGCTAATTGCTCGGCCTTAGACATTGATAGCCATTTAGGAGCTTGAGTAACGCCAACGAAATTGGCTGCTGTTTCTGCAGGGCGCTGAGAATTTGATGCTGCTTGCACGGCCTGAGTAATGCCGATTGGAGACATCTGCTGTGCGGTATATTTTGCTGTATCCCAGAGCTGCTTTATGAACGGATCATCAGCATTGCGAATAGGACGGTCAAAATAGTCCTTGTTATTGAGCATATTTCTAACCAGAGAAATAGCTGGATGTACCTTACCTGCTATCGTGCCAACAGTGTCGTGACCATAGTGGTAAACATCCTTCATGTACGAAGGGATAGTTAGTCGAATGTCGCGCCCCTGCGCGTCTTTTTCGCCCGTCTTAGGGAAGAAGTAGTCTCGTAGCTCATCAGGGCCTTTACCTGTTAGTAAGTACTGAGTGGTTGCGCCAAGCATACCAGTCATAACCGGTAGTGCGGCAAGGTAGGCCATGCGATGCGTAAACTCAGCCTTTTTACCACTGAGAAGCTTTCCGCTCTGGACTGCAGTATCAACCGCTCCACCGCCGAGCTCGCGAAGCGTACCGAGATTCCAGCCGAGGGAACGAACCGATGCGGCACCAAGATCCTTCGCGGCCTTCTTCCAGAACAGATTATCGTAGACCAGCTGGCCCATTCGGTTATCTACCGAATCCCACGCCTTACCCATAGCTAGACGAACATCTTCTCGAGATGCATTGGGTCCAAGCTTCTCAAGCTCACGACGGGCAATGTCAGCAAATACGCCAAGCTTTTGTCTTGGCACGATATATTCCATGATGGGCTTTGCAGCCTTTTCAATAAGGGCGAACGGGGCGCGCAGTGTGCCTTTTGCATAGTTAAATGCGCCACCTTCACGGAAATTATCCATCATCTTTTTGGATATTTCGGTCTGATAGAACCTATCCATATTTGCTCGGCCACCGGCAGCTTTAAGTCCATCGACTATCTTAGTCATCTCGGCACCTTGGCTTCCAGGCTTATACCATTCTTGGAGGACTTTATTTCCTTTCACGGCATTCTCTATGCCGATCGTAATTGGGGAGAGTGGGTGCATTGCTGAGGCTATGTTACCCAATCCCCTTACGAGTTTTCCATTCATCACATCCTCAAGACCAACTGCCAGCCTAGACGTAGCTGCGTCGATTGACGTGAATCCCAAGTGGAATGCAGACAGACCAAGCTGCAGCTGATTCATTGAGTTCGCCATCGTGAGATAGGCGCGGAACGATGGGCTGCCACGAAGCCCTGGAGAGAGATAATTGTTGATCACGGTGGCGACCGATTCTGGCGCGTAATACTCACCCATGATTCGACGGCCATATACCTTTACGTCTTCCTGTTTCACGCCCGCCTCTTTGGCGGCTTCTGGCAATCCAACAGCGCCTTCCTTCGGCCCGTAAATGGTAGCTATCTTGTCGTTAATCTTTGCGTAACCCGGAGGCGGCGTATCACCAGCGCGAACCAGTTTCACAAAGCCTTTCGACTTCAGCTCGTTCATCGTGTTGTGCGCGGTGATGAACTTATCCATTTCGTGAGCTTTGAGCAGTAATAGGTCTACTGGATTTTTAGATGCAGGTTCAAGACCGAGCGCCAGACCTTCTTTAGTGGTCGGAATAGTGCGTTTTTTCAGGAATGATTTACCGCCTTCTATCGGCTTCTTTGCGCCAGCTTCCTGGAATGCGTTAATCACCTGATCTGGATTCTTCCATATGTGTGGGAAATAATCCTCGATAAATTTATCTAGCGCGCCTTTGCCGAGCGCTTGAACCTCCTCTCGCTTCTTGTCGAGGATCGAACGCATCGTATCGGCGAATTGTTGAAGCTCAGGATTCGACTGCTTTTCACCTTTCTCAATAGCATCAACGAAATCCCAGCGTGCCGCTTCAGGCAACGATGCGAGATGCTTGCTGGCTGTATCAAGCGCGGCTGCGGCGCGGTCGGCGCGTTGAGCGAGCTCGGCACCGTGTTCACGTAGCGCACCTGCTGTTTCTCGAGCGGCTTCACCTCGGGTTTGCGGGGCAAATATGCGCTGGATCTCATCCAATACGCCTTTATCTTTTAGCGCAGCCGATTCAGTTTTTGCCATCTTCTCGCCCTGGGCACGCTTCTCCTGTTTCATCAGCGTCTCACGGATGCTATTCTCAACTTGGTCTAGGTGTTCCTGCCTATAGTCTGGAAACTTGGCTTTAAACCGATCTAGCGCGAGCTTGATGACATCGTTGAGTTTTCGACCTGCCTTTACGGCAAGAATTGCTACGTCGATCGCAGCATTATGAGCTGCATCATAAAGACCTTCCGGCGCTGAATAGAGCTTGCCAGCAGTATCCTTCTTCATCGCTTTGAGGCGATCTATGATATCCGGCTTAGCCTTTTCTGCTATCGGCTCGTTCGATAGTTTCGATGCGCGCAACCGGCTAAGCGCAACCATGGTCTCGCCAGCGGTAGCGTCTTCCAGGGATTTCCCTTTGATCGTAGTGATGCCACCAGCTTTGAGTTCTGCGATGCGGTCCTCGCGCTTCATCTGCGACGGAAGTATCTCTCCAGCTGGCGGCTGTACGGCCTTTGGCTTTTCTTCGACAGGAGCTGTGGTTTCGGGCAGATTTTCTTTTTTAGGCTTCTTGGCTGCTACAGGTGTTTCTTCTGGAATAGCTGGCGCACTTTCTTCTTTGGCAACTTGTCCTCCACCGACTCCGGTATCCCCAGCTTCTGTTCCTTGGCTTCCCAGCTCGGGCTCTCCGACGCTTCGTGGCTGTTGTTGCTCTCGCGTGCCTTCGACAGCGCGATTGCTATTGCCTGCTTGTCGGCCTTTTCTTTGCCGAACTTTGCCGACGTTCTCTTGAACTGCGGTCCCTGATGTAGCTCCCTGATGTTGTACGATATTTTCTTTGGGCTCTTGCCCGGTAATAGTGGCATTGGATTGTTTCTCCTTTTTAGTGGTTAATTCTTCAGGTGGAAGATAGCCTCGTTTAGCTAAAGCTTCTGCTGTAAGTTTTTCGGATTGTGTTTCTCCAGGAAGCTTAATCGACCAGTGGTCAATTTTGTCACCCATTCCTTCAATTACTGAATGAGATTTACCCAGATATTTTATTTCTGTTCCTTCAGGTAATTTGCTCAATACCTCTGGCGCTCTAGCTGGTGATTCAGTTTCGTTAGGTTTGTTCTTGAGCTCAATACGGCCAGTGGCATCTCTCTGCCAAAGATCAGGAGAAGGATTCCCTCCTATAATTTTCTCACCATCTTTAAGGGATGAATGAGACCATCCCCCACCTGATTGCCTGCCTATGTGTGGTATTAGATCTCCCTTCCCGTTTTCAACATATCCATTCATTATGGCTCTATATCTTGAGCCATTTGGCCTCTCTATCTCTACTTGGATGTGCCCCTCTGGTATAGATATGTCTGATAGTTTAGGTGTTATTTCCTGTTCATTTGGTGTTTTATTTTGCTTCTGTTTTTCAGCTGCAGCCTCGATCGCGGCCTCATCGTTCATATCAATCTTAGTCGGCTTTTCGGTTTTAGCCGGTTCAGTTGATTTTTGCTCTACATTCGCTTCAGCTACGGGTTCTGATTTAGGAGCGCCTTCAGCCAGGATTCTCTCAAGCTCAGCGTTGGCGCTTGCCTGCTCTTCTGGGGTTCCGGTGTGAGCTCTCTCTGCAGCGTCGGCTAGACGGTCTAGAACTTCTTTGTGCTCAGCAGGAATCTTGGCTGGCTTAGTAGGCGTATTAGGCTCAGCTGGCTTGGTTGATTCTGGAGTTGGCTCGCCAGCCGGTGGCGTCGGGGCCTTCGGTGCAGTTGCGCCTGGTTCTTCTGGCGTTCCACCCGGACCTTTGCCGAGCTTATTTGCAACAGCCGGAAGCGCATGTGTGAATGCCGATGTGAGCGCTGCAAGCACGCCCATACTTGCACCACTGTCCGATGCATCCTTGAAACTGACCTGTCGATTGGGGTCGAAGATTGTTTTGGCCGCAAGGTCATTAGCGACATTCTGTGCCCAGCCAATACCGCCCATTTCAACGCCTTCAGAGACTGCGTTCGTAACGGCCTGTTTGCCGGCATTTCCGGCCAGCCATTTCATAGCAGAAACTTTCCCGCCCTTTGCCGCGCGGTCGAGCAGTGACGTAATCAGCGTCTGGCCGGCTGGCAGTCCTGAGACGCGGTTGAGCATGCGGCTGACAGGTACGAACGCAGCTGCACCGATCGCGCCACCGGCAAGTTCCGACATCCCGACAGCCTTCTGGTAGTCGTCTTGGGTTATCTGGCCGGCGTCGAGCTTTGGTTTGAGAACCTTGATAGCCTGCTCGCGCATCGAATTGGAGCCTGTTGCAGCAGCTGTGGCTGCAGTTCCATACCGGTTGATGAATCCTAGCGCCTCTTCTGACATTCCAGCCGCTTTGCCTATTTTACTGGCCGCGCCTGATGGTGCGAATAGAGCGTAGATTTGGCCGGCGGTTTCAGGTGCGGTACCGGTTACAAAACTATCGCGGAGCTTTTGCTGAACCTCTGGAGTAACTCCACCTACCACCAGATTATCATTCATCAGTTTCTGCGCCTTATCGATTGAACGCGTGATGAGATTATCGTCTGGATTTACTACAGTCGGGTTTATCAGCCTTCTACTAAAGAAACTCGTGACGCCCTTACCACCTTCGGCTAGTGTATTACCAACCCCACGTAGGAAGCCTGTTTCCATTGCTACACGCTTTTCTCCCAAGGTAGGATCTCTTGTGATCTCAGTGATCTGTTTTTGCTGATCCTGTGGAAGGCGAGCGAATCGCTGCTTTGCCAGAGTATCGATGTAGTCCTTTTCTTGTTGGAGATGAGATAGTACGACTGGCGTTAGCTTCGTGGTTGAATCGTTCTTGAGAAGTCCATCTATTTCCTTGCTCCTGTCGTATAGCTTCAGAACCGATTGCGGGTTTACCGGCCCGCGGCCATCACCGAATTCATTCGAGAATTCTTGGATCGGAACACTTCCAATCATCTTCACGCCCTTGCCTGCACGGATGTAGGGTTCGGCGCTAGATAGAGCTGCATCGACTGGAGATTGATTGGGTTCACCTTTTGGCTGAAGCGCAGTCGTTTTCTGGAGCTCGGCTTCGGCGCTATTCTTTAGCTGCTCGTTGATCTGGATATTTCGGAGGTTGTCTTTGTAGGCCGGATCGTCTTCGAGTTTTCCACCGCGGGCCTTAACTGCAGCCGCAATCTCTGCCTCTTGGGCACGGTAAGTATCGACCGCCTGCGCCGCACGTGCCGCGACATAAGCAGCGCGATTACGGCTGACCATATTCCCAAGATCGCCGTTTGGCTTAATCCGTTCGTTGAGGGCATCGCGTTGCTCGTTCTGCTGCTGTAGCGTAGCCGTCAGCGCGTCGAGTTTAGTTTGATCGGTCGTAGTAGCGAACAGTTTCTCAGTATCGGCTATCTGACTGTCTAGGTCATCGCGCTGTGTTCTGACGTCGTTAAGCGACGCCGTTGCGTCGTCGAGCAGCGCTTTGGAACCAGCCAGTGCCTCCTGATGTTTGGCGTGGATGTTACGCTTCTGGGCGGCAAGAGCTACCTTCGCTATTCTATAATTAGGCGATTGCGCAAGATCTGAAATCTTCCCTGCGGGTTTGTCTGACAGTGTACCATCTGGGAGCTGGTGGTACATATTGTCGTCGGTGGGATCTAGCGGTGCGACAACCTGTGGCTCTTTGAACTGCCGCTGGCCAAACCGATCACGCATCATCAGCGCGGGTTGGCCGGTCTTTGGATGCTGCGTAAGTTCCCATTTAGTTGGCGTGAACTGTGGGCGTCCCTGCTCGTCGAGTACCGGCGTGACCTTACCGCTGGCGGGATCTACATAGTGACGCTGGCCATTGGCTGTGAACTTAGCAAGCTGCTGGGAGTTGTAATTGGCTAGGTCTGCTCGGCTCTGCGCTATATCCTGGCGGCGCTTGGCGACCTCCTGCTGGCGCTGGAATTGAAATTGATTTTCGGCAGTCTGTTCTACCTCGCGATCGTCGCGGGGAGTATTATTTGACGCCACATCTGGTGCCCAGCTAGAGGGCATAAATGGATGCTCGGCTTCGCCCTGAACTTGCCGGCGTCGGGCAATTTCCTGCTGCACCTGATTCTGGCGCTCAGCTGGATCAGCTGACCACTTGATAGGCTGATGTGGCCGATCGCTTTCGAATGTCGGCACCTCACCGCCAGTAGTACCTATGATCTTGGGTTCTGGCGCTTGATCGGGCTGTTCCTGTGGCTGTTCCTCATTTGGGGTCGGTTGGTTAACCGATGTAGCGCGAACGGCTGTGTTTAAACGGTCACGCGAGATAGGCTTACTCGGATCACCCTCAATTAAAGCTGGGGAATCTTCGTCTTCATCGAGCGGTTTGCTTGCTGGCGATGTTGGCATCAAACGCTGGCTATAGCCATACTAGGCGAATGTCAATTTACTAGGAGTATGGCGAGCCAATTGGTTGTCGATTCTCTGAAAGCGGCGGAGGTCCGAATATGCTGCGTTCAGGAATATATATAGTACCGTGTTCGATTAACTCAAGTCCGAGACCGATCCCAAATACATCGTCGTCATGATTGCCTTCGGCGGCTTCTGATCGACCGTTTGATTTTCTAACGAAGTTATCTAGCTGGTCGATAGCGTTTGGACAATATATGTCTATGCCTTCACCTGGCTTATCCCATTCGCGAATTGCGGTTGCCAGGGTCTCTATAAGCTTCTCTCGGGTATTCGTATTGGTGACGTACCCAAGCGATTTCGTTGTCTTGAACTCCATCTTGTTGAATACTTCGCGCTGATAAAGATTAGCACTGCGAAGTTTGAGCAGTTCGGTGATACCCTTGTCCTGATTCATCTCTATCACTATCTTTGCATTTGAACCAGGCGGACCATAATATCTGGCGAGCTTCCACACGGCTTCCTCAAGGACGTCGATATCCCAGCGGCACGGTATCACGCGAGCAGCTGTACACGGCCTAACCCAAACACCGCTGCCATTCCAAAATCCTGAGCGCATTACAAATGCTGCATGGAAATCAGGGTCGGCTCCTGATGTCTGAGAAGCACCAGTCATTGGGTCTACCGATACTATATACCTGCGCCCTGGAGTTGGTTTCTCGAAGATGGTTATCTGTGCTTCATTTATCGGCACTTGGCGGAATGCAAAACGCTTGTTTGATTCTTCGATTACTCCGTGAAGTGGGGTGATCTTTGCAGCGCGCTTACGGATTACATTTATGCCAGTGTAGTTGAAGCGGAGATTGCCTGATTTCTGGAAGGCTGTGCGCTCATCTTTTGGATAATCGCGGTCAAAAATGTTAATGTCTCGTTTACAGTCTTGATGTATTGCATGTCTACGCCACGCGAGTTGTTCCCACACGTTGAACCCAGTTACGGCACTGCCTAAGCGCTGCACCCCATCTTCTTCAGTGAGGTAGTTTTCGATAAGTTCTTTTTCGCCTGCATATTCCTCATCGGCGTCAAGCGTAGCCTGTACCTGCTGCTGCTCTTCATCGGTTAGTCTGAGCGCAGAGTCCTCAAACTCATACCAGGGTGCAAAAACTCGAACATAAGATCCCGGCTTTACATCGACAGTGCCATCCAGGAAGTCCTCTGCTGGTGTTGCATCAAAATACCTCGTTGGAAACTCGCCGGCTGCGCCTTCAGCGGTAGATTCAAGGATTACCATCGTATCCGGCAGCAGCGGAATTGACTTCAATATATTGGTTAGCACCTCGGCTGTGTTAGCTACGCCATGCTCACCCCAGCGCGCCACCTCAAAGGCATGTAATACCTGGTGAGTGCCACCGACGCCAGCGAGCACGTCTTTTGCGGTTTCACCGATGAGCTTTGAGCCATGAGACCATCGACCTTCCTTCGTGTTGATGTCGCCTGTATTCTTCCAGTCGATACGATCATGCTTGGAGTATGTCTGCATCATACCCCACGCCTCAGCGACCTGCGATAGCTGTCCGCCGATCAATATGGCTGATGTAGAGCGTCGCCTGAGAGTGTGATAAACGCACGCAGCGAAATAAGTGGTAGACCCCTTCTGGCGCGGCTTTAGTCCTATAATTCTAACCGGAAGGCCAAGGTCTTCCATCTTGTCGATGACACGCTGTATCTTCCTTTGGAGATAATTTTGATGTGGAGTGAATACGCCCTGAGCACGGTTCTTTCCGAATATCTTACAATAGGGTGATTCGAACCATGCTCCAGCATGGGTCTTGATTGCTGTCTCAATAAATTCTTTTTCGTTCACGCTGGATCGTGGGTTAGTACGTTAGTGACGCTGGAAAATCCGAGCTTCTTATAGAACTCAACGGCGTCGCGAGATTGGAGTACGCAGATCGTCGGGCTAACACGCGGATGCGCTAGTACGGCTTTCATAAGTAGCGTGCCTAGTCCTAGCCGTCTGTGGCCTTCGCGTACGATTAGATCAGTGACCGATGATAATGTAACGCCGTCTGTTAGCACGCGGGCGAACCCTAACTGCTGGCGATTCCCTGTGCGCATATAAACGCCGAAGCATAGAGTCGTATCCATGGCTCGCAGTAGCTGGTCTTTCGTGAATCTCTTCCCCCAGTAGCTGGACTGGATTACGTCTACGACCCATTCCTTGTCGAGCAGCGAAGGATCTGTAGATATGAATACTTCAGATGTCATATTACTTTTCGTAGAATGAAATCATTTCTTTTAACGGAACTACATCTGCAAGGCTCCATTGATATGCCGTTTTATTGGCTAGTTCAATGTCGATTACTCTATGGTTCATATGCGTATGCTGAACCGCCATTAGGCCACCTGCATGCATTTCTACGTGAAATACGCCAAGGTCTATAACCCTATCGGGTTCTGTTTTAAAAATCCTGACAACGCTTCCTACGTGGTTGCGCAATAAATCAATACTTTGCATGGAACTCCTCTAACTCGCTAATGATTTCCTTACGCTTAGCTACAAGATAAGGCGTTGGATTTTCAGCCCTATCGCCTCCACATATACCGTATGATTCAGAGTGGTGCAGGCCGCGCCACCCTATGTGATCAACGTAGCTTGTTCGAGATATGGCAAACCAGTTTCCAAGTATTGCTGGCACAGTCCAATCCCAGTTAAGAGGATCAGGCAAGTGCTGTATCGTCTCTACAATCTTTGCGACATGCGCAGCGGTTAGAAGGTAGGATATACCTGGCGCTACTCGCCTCCAGATAACGTCGCTATCCGGTTTATCTTCGAGCGTGTTACCTATAAGGCTTGAGTGGGCTTTCGTGTCGTACAAGCAAACTGGCACGCCACAATACTTATTTTGAAGCGCGAGCGCATATGATCGCCATTGTGGGTCATGAATCGCATCGCAATCCGTTAGGTACATATGCGTGAACCCTTCTTCTCGTTCGAAGAAATCCATAAAGTGCTCGCGGCGCTGGCGCTCGATACCGACAGAAATGAAAATAGACTCACCGGTAGGAAGTCGTGGGTGGCGTACTTCATCAGCCCACTGTTTCAGCCAGTGGTCATCGTACTCTGTAGAGCCGTCGTTCCAAATCGAAAGCTTATCCTCTGATTCTAGTCCGTACTCTGCGGTCGGAATGCACAGCTCTGCGATGCGCTTCCGGTCTTTGCACGGAATATATACTAGGATTTTAGGATTCATTTATAACCTTAATCCTCTCTGCACCGCTTGTTGAATAATTCAAGCCCGTGCGCATATGCCTTATCGCTGTTCTCACGCAGATAGGTTTTATCCATTGGTACGTTGGGATTGTGGTAATGGTGATCATGCCTCCAAATTATATCGCGAGCTTCGATTAGTACGGCCTTCCCTTCATCGGATGCCTTCTTGGCCTGAAAGTACACATCATCATCACTGTATACTGATATGTATCCAGGATGGATAAACTCACCTCGCATCTCATAGTAAGCGCGATTCATGATCGCCATGAAGCAGAACCCATCTAGGCGATAGCCATCTGATACGGCTACGAAAATAGGATTTTCTTTTGGGCTTATAGCCGGTGGCGCTGCAATCGCCTCATGAATTGTAGTAAGCAAGATCTCATCCCAATGGTATGGCGGGATAACATCGTCTTGCATCTGGATTAGAATCTGACCAAATGACCCCTTGGCCCCAGCATCCCACGCTGGCGCTGAGCCTTTGAATCTGCCAACTACATACTTGGCATTCGGAGCCATTTCTAGCACCGACTTATAAGTTGAGTCGTCATCATTGAGAGCAAAAATATACTCTATTTCTTCCGGATACGCTGCCGCTGCAAGCAACGTGTTCATCGCTGCGATTGCTTTTTCTGGTCGTCCATACGATGCATGGATGACTGAGAACATTTTCATAATCTTCCTTTTAGTACTTCTATTGCACTGTTATCTTTACATTGGTGGAAAAGCTCAACCTCTTGGCGGATATTTGTGCCCATCCATTGCATGGTAAGTGGTAGGTGCGGCCTCCATATTTGCTGGATAGTACGCGCCTCTGCCGACTGTGGGACCGTCTGTGGCGCTGCATAAGTGTCGAACGCCTGGCCAAGTTTAGGACCCCAAAATATATCGCCAGCGTTCAATACGTCAGCCAGGAGCGGTGCTCGCGTGCGCCAGTCTGGAGGATACACGGCAACGCCCGCAAGGTGGGCGAATCCATGTCCGCGCTCGATAACGCCCATAAACGGCTTACCACACTGCATATACTCAGCGGCTATCGATTCACGCCATCCTGGCCGCATCGGCACCGTATCAGCTTCTACCCATAGAATGGGTTCGGCTGGGTATTTCGCCTCACAGTATTCCATGGTGCGCAGGAATAGATGCGAGGCCGATTTCGGATATCCTGTTTCTTCGGTATCCGGCATGATCGTAATATCTACTTGGCCGGTGAATCTATCCGTAGCCTCTCGCAGCATCTGGACCTGATATTGGTTAAGCGACTGCGTGCACATAATTATCATCGGCACACGAAAGCTAAGAGCCGTCTCTCTAGCCTCCAATATCGCAACCCATTCTAGCCAGCGTTTGGCTCGATCAAGATCACGATGAGAAATGCCGATGGCGCAGATCATGGCTTTTGTATGAACCAGCTCGTGTCGTTTGTGAGTACAACCGTTAGGCGATTCTCACGAGCAAAATTCTGTACCGCAGTCTTCACTCCGCAATCCTGATAGGCATCGTGGCGTTCGTAGAAGTCGTGGCCGGCCAGCACGCCACCAGACTTGATGATCGGCCAGAATGTTTCAATGTCCTGTTTTACTGCCGATTGCTTGTGGTTTCCGTCGATGAAAACGAAGTCGATCGGGACATGGTGGTTAAGAATAAGGTGCGGTGCATGTGCTGAGTATGCCCTGAACATCTTCGCCCGATCACCGAACCTGCCAGTAACCGCCATGGCTTTCTTCATGGCCTTCTCCATGTCCACAGCGTTGCAGCCATCGAGGTATTCGCTTGGCTTCTGGTTTTCCCACGGATCAATCATGTATAGCGTGCCAGGCCAGTTTGAGAGTATGAACTCCGAGTACTCGCCGAACAGCACACCTATCTCAACGCCGACGTTGGTAAGACCACGGCTATTGAGATAGCGAATGAAATCTAGGCGGGATTTAACTGTGAATAGTGGATTCATGTTTTTGGCGGTAGTAGTTTGCAGAGTTCTTCATAATCGTCGCTTGGATGTAGGAATATTTCAGCCCAAAGCGTTTCGTTACGCTCTAGGTATTTAACCTCGTCTTCCAAGTTGCGCCAAACATTCGACTGACGGCTGTGACGCACCATTGGGCCGTTTAGATTGAAACAATGGTTATTCCTGTATGCGTGACGTTGGAATAAAAATCCGGCCCATATATCATCCATCCGCTGGCGATCAACGAACTGGCACCATGGCCACCACTTCGCGTGAAAGGCAACGTTCATACCACAGTAAGGGAACGGCTGGCCGAATACTGGGCGCTTATCAAACGTCATTGGACATAGCGGGCCACGTACTAGCTGAGCAGGAGCGCAGAGGTCAGGAACGTTCTCCCAGAACCCCATCGATGCCGCTACCGGCATTTTAATCGATCGATTGTAGTAGGGCGTACCACGGCTAGGTGGATCTGTAACCACTCGAAATAGGTCTATACTCTGTGGCTCAAGCGCCTTCTCATGCAGATGCATGAACTCGTCTAAACACTTCGGTCCACATTCTGCCGGGAAACAATCATCGTCTAGTACGCAGATGATTTCGTAGCCACTGTAAATGGCCTGTTTTATTCCCTTATTTTTTGTAATAGCGCAGCCATCTTTGACTGCGTCTTGCTGTAGATGTAGCCAATTTGGAATTGGTTTACCCCATAATCCCCAGTTGAGCAGAAATGATTCTTTCTGTCGCTCATTATGCCACGGAACTACAACGCAGGTTTTCATCCGATTCCAAGGCTCCTAATTGTCTGACTACGGGGATAGGGTGTGGTGGCGTTCGGGAAATGGATCATCGGCGCGCCATGCCATTCGACATCGCCATTATAATTCCGGCACGGACGCGCTGGGTCGATGATAGACCAGCTCTTTGGCGCAACCGATAGCGCGTATTGATCGCAGGAGTCCTTCAATAGGTCCTCTGCCTTGAATTCCGGCGTGTGTGGCACCATCTCCATAGCAGCGGCGATCATCTTCCATCCGCGGCCATCGGCGAAGATTGCACACGGGCAGGTGCAGCCGGCGAAAAAAGTTGGAGGATAGCCGATCGCGGGCGCATGCTCTGGCCGGTAGCCGTTACACATGACATCCCAATCTGTGTGTAGGCACGGCTCGTTGATGGCCGTCATCGCTACCCAGCGCAGCATAGCTGCCAACGTGTAGCCTGCGGGGTTCGTAGGGCAGCTCAGTAGCAGCGGCGAGCGCTTGAAGCGTTCGAACATCGCCGGATCAGCAGCTAATGCATCCGCTTCGGATAGTACGATAGGTTCCCATCCGTGCTTAGCCCAGGATGACTTCCATAGCGCAATTAGATCAGGATCGTTTAGGCATGCAACGTGGTTATAGTATGTGAATACTTTCATGATTGAAGGAGGTTTTCAGTGTAGGTTCGCTTGCGTGGTACCCGTGAAGTGAGAGTTGTTTCCCAGATCTTGGCAATAGGATCTATCTTGGGTTTTGGCTGGTTTGCTTTGGCTTCAAGTATTTTAGGTCGGGTTACTTTTTTGTAGTACCTACGACCGTACTTCGCCATGTACTCTGGGTTCTTCTTGCGCCAGCGAGCACAGGCTTGGTTGCGGTCTTTTTTGTGTTTGTATGGCATTTAGTTTGGAGTAGGTAGTTTTTTATTTTAGTCCAAAGATTTCAACCGCTCCGTGTAATCAGTTATAAATTCCCTTAGTGCTCGCTTCTGTTTTTCTTTCATTGGTGCGCCTTTAATTGTCAGACCTCTTCGTAAAATCAATTTAGCTGTAGCGATGTGATCCCGAAGGGCTCGTTTTGTTGCGCGCAATGTACCACTGACTTGTTCGTGTTGCTTTACTTCTGGTTTATATTTCATAAGATACGTTATGTTCGGTATGCCTATGATTTTATGGCATATTAAGGTCTAAATCTAGCCGGTAGTTTACGTGTGCCTGACATGCTTCTGATACCTGAGTAGTGCTACTATCATTAGGTTTAATTATTAGTTGCAGATCGTGCTAATCCGCTTTGTTAGGCAGTGCAGGGAATAGTGTCGGTAGTTCCCCGCCGAGCATCGAATAATTGTCTTGCATAAAAGTTAGCCACTCCACGTCTCGATAGTTTGCGAGGTTGAGCATGCGTTCATGCGCTTCGTCTTCGCGCACAGCTGGCAGCTTAGGACAGTACACGGTCACAATAATCCGCCTGTCCACGTACTGACGCTTAGCTGTGCGTTTTGGCTTAACCCGCCTAACCCGGCGACAGAGCCCAACGCGGGCAAGCGTCCGCTGCTCGCTTCGCTCGAAATAGTCTTCTGGCGCGTGGCTCATCTTATTTATTCTGCGGATAAAAGACGACGAGGGCCGAGGGGAACGTCGGTGTTAGCCAAAAGCTGCGTGAACATGGCGTGGAGATCGTCAGCGTCTGGCGTCGTGCTCGAATCGTGATGCCAAAGAAAAGCGCAGTATGCCGCCACGTCGCGTGGGTCTCCCTTGACGAGATGCTGCATCAAATGCCCTGAGCATTCGCCATTCTCTACCCACTCCGGGTGCATCCAACCATCAGAGTATCCGTACTTGACTTCGGCCTTATAGAGTTTCCTGGCAAGCGCCTCTGAAAAACGAATCACGAGCGAGATCGTGTCCTGGTGTAGGCTATCGGGAATTTCTATCGGTAGTATCATAAATAAATTGGCTAACCACGCGTTACAGCGAACGCGCTTCGCGCGCTTGCGTACGGTCATCCTCAGGAATAAAGCCTTTCTGCGCGGTCGGCGCGGCTGGCTGGGCGAAGATTTGCTTGTTAGACCAAAGAGAGTCGAGAGCCTGCGCCACCTCTCGCGAAAGAACTTGTGTCCCGTCTGCCGCAGACTCGCTCAGTCTCTTTCGGCTTATCTCTTCTCCGAGATGTGCAAAGCATTTCTTTAGCATCCTGTCGAATAATCGGAGCTTGGCTTCAAGCTCTTGGTACGTCAGACACTCGATTGCGTCTGGTCTTGGTATGAAATTTAATCCTTTTGTTGGCATAAAGTTGAATTAATAATGTCTAACCATGCACTACTGCCAATTCGCTTCGCTCATGGCAGACCTCGGGTGTTGGCCGAAGCGATGATACTGCGGGCCTCATGCTCAAGTTGGGCACGCTGCTCTTGAGTGTAGCTGTTCATTCGTTTATCCGATTCCGCGACCTCACCCATTACCATTTCGGTGAGTTCGGTTCGCGCACTGGCAGAGCGGAGTCGCTTAATCTGAACCCATAGGTGTTTCTGGCGATACTTCACGAATGCCATGCCGTTTTCATGGTTGATCTGAACGATCTTTCCGCGCCGTGTGCTGAAACCTATGCTTCGCCCGTTCGACGTGGAGTGGCACCATGTCACGGAAGCACCGACGGCCAACCATGTGCCAGACCTAACGCTCTGCATCTGTCCGTTTGATTGAGCGTTTTCTACGCTCGGTGTGTTTTGGTTTTCCATAGAGTTATTTACGCTCCGCAGAGCGTTGGTCATCACTGGCGTTAGGCACCGATGTAAAGTTGGCCGTGATACGGTTCCGCGTTGCGACCCGAGCCAGAACAGATACGGCATTCGTGGCCATAGCCGACATCCCCACTTTCTGAATTGCCGCAGTCGATGAATCCACTTCCGCCGCAAGCACCGCATGCGTGCATTAGGGTCGCCCTACGTTCCTTGATATATGGGACTGTTTCTAATCTTTGTTTATGTTCTTCGTATTTCATAAAGTGCCTAACTAGGCGCTACTGCCAACGTCGCTATCGCTCCGTGGCAGACCTTGGGCGTTAGACCGAAGGCGATTACGCTCCGTTGCGCTGCGTTTGTTTGTGTTGGATTTCCCATAAAGTTTTCAGCGACGCGCCACACCTTGATCGTTAGAGAAATCAGGAATCAGTTTTTCTTCGCCGCACATTTCGCAGCGCATCCGCTCGAACTCACGCGGTATGGTGCATGTGCGTTTCCATTTATGCTCGCCGCCGTTCAGGCAGTCCGCCTTTTCGACATCGTAATAATGGACCGTCGTTGTCGTGAAGACGAACGCCTTGCCACACGATCTGCATGTCTGCTGATATTGGTCGTCGCCATATCCATAGCCGTCATCATGATTGATTTCGATTTCGGCTTGGCAGTAAGGACAGTTTGTATCGTGGCTCATGGTAAAAATCTCTAACCAGCCGCCTTGACGGTATTTGGGTATTCATAGATTGGGAGGTGTTCTTCAGCCCACGCCCAGAACTCCGCACAGTGTTTTTTCGACGCCGTTTCAGAGTAAACTGGGCAGGTCGGTTGCTCGTACCATTCTGCATCTCGCACTTTCAGGCCGATGTGCAACACAGGACCTCCTGTGCTTTCGTGCTGCATCCGAATTAAGAACAAGCCCAGCGGGACCATTTTGAAATCTGTGTGTATAGTCATAAAACTTGTAACGCCTAACCATGCGCCCGCGGCTCATGCGCGGCAATCGCCTCGAGCTTCGTAACGATCCGCGCTGGCGAGATATCAGCCAGTACTTCGCAGATTCCTTTTGATCGCGATGGGCAATCTGTTGGAAAATGATTCCTACGAGCGGCATTCACATGATGGAAGCAAGGTGCGCATGCGCCGTTACCAGAAATCGCTACGGTCGTTGGGCAATGCTTCGTACGTAGGTGCCATGGGAACGGACCATAGAGCCCTACTGCCGGAACTGCGAGCGCGCCTGCAATATGAAGCAGCGCCGAATCAGAACCCAAGAAAACGTCCGACTGGCTCATTACGGCAGCAGACTGGCGCAGCGTGAGATTCGCATCAGCTAAATTCCGAAGCCCAGCAGGCGGAGCTTTGTCAAACTTCACTTCGCCCTTAGCGCCCAGAAGAAATACTTCCCAACCGCGTTGAAGTAGTTCTATGCAGACCTCGCTAAGTTTTGACCGCGGATACGTACGGCAAAGTGCGGAAGTGCCAACCTGGATGCAGCAGCGCTTCGTGCCGTTCACGCGAGGATATGCCTCATTGGCCCAGATTGCTTCGGTGGCTTTAACTCGGTATTCAGGCAGAAGGTTGTCGATTGAAGCGACGCCAGCGATCTCCCCGAATAGTTCCGTCATGTGAATTTCTCTGGCGCGTGGGTTGCGCTCGATCGCGTTCTCAAGGAATACCCATGCGTTGAAGGAATTTCCGATATCGAATGGGACTGGGTACTCTATGATTTCGTCGATTAACTCCAGATTTGATATGACCGGCGCATAATGCTTCATGGTCGATATCGCTAAGTGGCAGTTCGGCCAGCGGCGTTTGATCTCGCGCAACACGGGCGTGAGTAATACGAGATCGCCGAATCCGCCTGCACGCATGAAAAGGATTTTCTTATCGTTCCAATCTTGATTCTCATCAAGTGGGCGAACTTCGTCTAAGGTTGTCATCTGGCCTCTGCTCGCCAGGACCAGTAGGTGAGCTGCGTTCAGGTCGTCTATGATGTATCGGCCTTGCTCAATTGTCTGATCTCCTAGGTCAACGCTATCTTGTAGTGTGAGTATATGCATGTGAAATTAAAGGATGTTTTGAATGTTGAATCTTGTCAAACAAGATTATTTGGTGCCTCTGATGAATTTAAAATTGCTCTAGCTTTTGCGCAGTCGGATAGGATTTGTTCCTCGTAGGGCGTTGGCCGACGAGTCTTTAGCTTATGGCGACGTTTTGCCCTGCAGTAGTTCTCAGTCTTTTCAAAGTGATCGAGAATTGTACGAAGCGATTGGATTGGGGTGGAGAGGAGCATGTTGTTTTTCTTCTTTTGTTCTTCTGTACGCAGAATTTGCTCATGCGCCCGACCCTTTGCGCGCTGCGTCGATGCGTTCATGAGCCATAGCTGCGTCTATTGCTTCGCGGAGGATGATGGAGTCATAGTAGAACTTCAGTGCCTCATCTATATGGTCAGTATTCGACGTGTCGCTAAGCCAATCTAACCGCTCCTTATCAGCCTGCATTTTCGCCAGCCGCCCTGGCCTCAGCTCTGTCTACACGTTCTATCGCTAGTTTATTTAGAAGCGTGTTTGCGTTTTCAAGTTCAGCCACCTTAGCCTCGGCTGCTTCGGCACGTTGCGCAACAGCATCAATCTCATGCTGCAAATAGAAATGGCGGCCTTCACAAACCTCGCGCTCGATTGACTCTGCGCGTGCGACGGCTAACTCCAGCTCAGCAATCCGCTTGTCCTTGACGGCTAGTTCGTACTTCGACTTATCAAGATCACAAGCTAGGGCCAGTGCTTTTTCGGCTACTTCATCTGCGGATTTCTTTATCTGTGCACTTTCCTTTTCCACCGCGGCCAGTTCGTCGGCGACTGCGGCGGGCGTGAGTAAACGAGCGGAATTAGTGCTCTCTATATTTCTCAGCACCAGATCATTCCTGTCTTGTGGGCACCAAGCTGTAGCTCGGCGTAGCAAAATTTCTGCTGATTCTAACGCCTTATCCTTCTTCGCAATCGCCGTGCGGAGGGCGACTAGTTCAGTTTCTAGTTTAGCGCTATGAATAGTAAGAACGGCTTCATGTTGAATTTGCTTCTTGCATAATTGCGCAACGTAATCAGCTATTAGCTGCACGGAAGTTTTATCAGAAATACACCAAGTCTCATATGGACCATAGGCACCGTGTTTAAATTCCGTTTCGCGTATCGTAGCAACAAGCCGCTCAGGCGTAAGCGCTGGCGGTTGGTTTGGTTGTGTGGTTATCATGTCTGAGTTTCCTTTGATAGCAGTTCAATTAGCTTGCATGCGTTGTTGCCATAGCCGTCGTCGAGCAAGATTTTCAGTTGATTCACGGCCTGCTCAATTCTATCGGCGGAACGCTGTGCGCTATCTGCCGCGTTTTCCATACGCCTCGCAGCGCTATGCATTCCCTCTACGTCGATATATTGACTCATGGCTGATTTGTTGGTGGTTGGAGTGCTTCGTTTGCCTTTGTGGCAAAACTATATCTAAACCATGCAACTCCAGGGACCTCGGCCCAGGGTGCATGTGAATAGTATTCAAGCGCCGCCTCCATTTTCCTAAGCGCGGTTGCGGTGGCGCGAAATTGTAGTCCTTTCTCATGATCACAAATCGTATCGAGATGCGATGCAGCAAGTTTATCATGCCACTGCGCGAGTTGTTCGATGTAGGTTGGTTCATTCATCGTTAGAAATATACCCTAGCACGAAAAATACAAATGCTATTGCCGCGAAGCATATGGCCTTGCCGATTGTTAACGTGAAAAGTAAGGCTATCATGTTAGAATGGTATGCTGTCTTCACATTTCTTACAGACAGGATAGGTTATCCCAACTGAACCGCTAAGATATTCAGCAGTGTCATTCATCTCGCGTACGCGGAACGCCCATTCTTTCTTTTTGCATAGTCCACATTCGATATGACGCACGCAGAATGGCGCGTTAATTAAACAGCCGGTTTGACGCTCAAGCCAACGTGCGAACGCCATTACTTTCCAGGCCAGACATATTTGTAGGCGAATCATGTTGTACCTTCCAGCCACCGAACCGGCTTTCCTTGCCTCTCGGCATATTCGATTTCTGACCGCGTGGACGCGCCTACGTAGCCACCGACGTTAAGTACTAGGATCTCGTCGGCCAGGTCGATCTTTCGGAAATGCAGTTGGTCGAGCTTGGCTTTTACCTGCTCGGTTATCTCGACGCCATCTTCTACTGAACCCACTGATAACACTATGCGACCGGCCATTGTCTCACGCTGCGTTGCTTTTTGGAATGCATCTGTGAACCGCGTCGAGCCGCACAGGCAGACGATGCGCGGACGGTCAGTGTCTGTTTTTCTGATTAGAGCATGATGCACGAAACTTGAGTCATCAGAGAATATGTTGCCATATGGCTCCCACCCTTTCACGCACTCTACGTTAACTGCGTCTGCAAGTCCAAACACAGTCTCGTTTTTGATTATCTTAAATTCAGTTTTAGTATTCATTTCACCACCTCCGGGAATGGCCAAACATGCGGAACGTTGTAGGGCGGCGCGTGGAACCGATCCGAATACGCCTTGTTGTAGGCGCGCTTGAACTCATCGCCACCTTTGCGAGCTTCTTGCTTCAGGTTGTATTCGGCATCTTTGCCTGCCCGGTAAACACGGTGGTCGTCGGACATCATGTAATACCAGTCATGTTGTTCTAACATTTCTTTGTATTCTTCGAGTGACATAAGTATGTTGGTTGTTCTCTAAATTTGCAGCGCTTGTTGTGATGCGTGCTCCAGATCACGAATGGATAGAGCGCGAGGAGCAGGAGGATGGTTTTCATTGGTCGAGTAGGCGAATGCCTTTCGCTGTTATCGCATATTTGTAACTCACACCGTAGCGCTGGCGCTCCAGTAGGCCGGCATCAACTAGCTTATCGCAGGCTTCATTGCGGATCGACGAATAGCTTTCGCAGTAGGGTAAATTGCCCTTACCGTATCCGAATGCCTGTATTCCCCACTCGCGTTTCTCGAGCAGAGTATCAACGGCATTGCCGGTATATTTCGGGTATGGATGGATGACTTCAAGCAGCTCCATTTCGCCAACGTAGTCGCACTTCTCTGCGCAGTAACGCAGGAATTTAACTTCTTCGTCGCCTAGTTCACTGAGCTTTAGTTTCATATTTCAGCCCCCATTTCGTGATGTAATACTTAAACTTCCCATATCCGCAATTGTTTTCTAGTATATACCCAAGTTTTACAAGATTGGTACATGCCTGTCGGCATATACTGGAATAGCTTTCTTTCGGAGTCATCGATTTATCGCCATACGCTAGCGTCTTCCACTCTTCCTGCGCATTTGTGTAGCCTTCGATTGTCTTGTGCGCAGTAAACAGCGGGTAGGGATGGATGAGTTCGATTAGTTCGTCAGAAATCACAGGCGAACGCGGGAATCCTTGGCAGTAGGCTAGGATTTTTGATTCGATCTCGGAAAGTGCGGGGTAGGTTTTCATGTCAACCTTCGACGAGCCTGCCGTCTTCTACGTGATACCAGGTATTGGCCTTTACGCCGTTAATACCGACTTTACCTACTACGAAATCCCACCCGGTTTCTGAGTTGTAGAACGCCAACGCAAACGCGCCACCTTCAGCCATTTTTGCACGACCTCCGACAGCCGCGACAGCGGCGGCAGAATTTTTGCCGGTGGCTTCGTGCTTCGAGTAGTTACCTGACGACGCGTGCTTCGAGGAGTTACCTGACGACGCGTGCTTCGAGTAGTTACCTGACGACGCGTGCTTCGAGGAGTTAC